TCAAACCCATCTTTAACAGATACCGTCCAAGTCAGGATTCAGTTCTGCTATCCAAAACAGCAAAGCCGTAATAGAGATGATAACAACACAAGCAACACTCTATTTGATTACTTGACAACGCTGTTTGCAAGTGGTTCGAAACCGTGGTCATGGTCAGTACGGGACTTCCCTGATTGGTCCGAATATTTCCATCCGATGCTTGTGGACAAAGTAATCGATCTGGAACCAGGTGGCAACGTTACCGTGGTTAGGAAGCTTCGCTGTACAAAGATTGACGTCCAACAATTTTTAAGAGGTGGAGGTGCCTTCCCGTACTGGATAACAACTTGTGGACAACAGGTGGACAACACAGCTGGAGCACAACCTATCTCTGTCAGATGGGGTCATAATATTAGTTTTAGTGTCATGGACACGAACCAGTCTTAGTAGACGTGTAATCATTATCTGTAAGGGGGGGGTGTTGCGCAGTGGTTCAGTATTACCCACTGCGCCCCCCCCCCCCCCCCCCCGCATTATAAATACAAGAACACACAACACACAAACTCATGCCTAGAATCAATACCTGCATACAGTATTGTTTTACACTCAATAACTATGACGAAGAAGAATACACCCGAATCTGTACTAAAGCCGAAGAGTCGGCTAAGTATTGGATCGTCGGGAAAGAAATCAGCCCTAGCGGAACTCCGCACCTCCAAGGGTACGTCTTCCTTCGACGACGCTATAATCTCCGCGATGTTCGGAGTCTCTTTGGCCCTCGGATCCATTTCGAGAGCGCAAGAGGTTCTGCTAGACAGAATCGAGTCTATTGCAGCAAAGATGGAGACTTTGCAGAAGGAGGTGAAATCCCTCCAGACAGACCAACAAAACGAAGCCGCGATGAAATCGCAAAACAATTTGCCAATGATTTCAAACGAGGAAATTCAGGAGTGGCTGAATTCGCCGATTCCGAGCCCGGAACGTGGTATTATTCCGGACATAACTTGTTACGAAATACCCTTTCACTATGCAGACCCATCTTACGTGATTCCATCAGTGTCAGATGGCTATGTGGACCTCCCGGAGTGGGCAAATCACGTCTAGCTCATGAAGAACTACCAGAAGCATATATCAAAGATCCAAGAACAAAGTGGTGGAATGGTTATATGTTAGAAACATCTGTGATTATAGATGATTTCGGTCCTTTAGGTATAGACATCAATCATCTCTTACGATGGTTTGATCGTTATAAATGTTTAGTAGAAACAAAAGGTGGGATGATTCCATTATATGCTACCACCTTTATTGTAACATCCAACTTTACTCCTGAAGATGTCTTCAAGGATAAAGAAGGAGTACCTCATGTACAAACACCCGCCCTCGAAAGAAGGCTTGTAATTGAACACATGGAATAAACTATATGTTGCCATACAAAGATATTGCGTAGAGTCCAGAGCTGGGGCCATCACGGCCGAGCGAAGCGAGTCCGTGTCCCCCTAGAGGGGGAGGGCAAGACCGGGGAGCGAAGCGAACCACGGTCTGTGCCCGGGGTGTCACCCTCCCGAGCGAAGCGAGTCTAAAGTCCCCCCCGAGGAGGAGCGGCTAGCGACGACGAGTCTATAGTCTCATTGCCGAGCTATAAATACACCGCCCCGCAACATAGAACGCATTTACAAGATGGCTCGTTTCAATCAAAAACGAAAGAGGTCCGCCGGACCAATGACTTCGAAAAAGAAACGCCGTACGTTTAAACGAAAGTCTAGACGTACTACTATGGCCTGGAGCAGGAAAACCGAAAACCCTGTAAATCCTTTTAGGTTTACGGGTCGTAAGATTTCGAAAGCTGCTTGGCGTAGGCGTCTTTGGAATGACTCGCAGACAAATACCCATTACCGTTCTGTGTTTAATCAGAACCAAACTACGAACACTCCAGCCAACATAACCCAGATATCCGTACAGCAATTCCCTTCGTTCGAAGAGAATAACGCTATCGCCTTCTGGAAATACGCTGGAGGGTTACAAGATCCGTCATTTGGTATCGCACCAACTTTTGGTGCTGCACCCGGTGCTGGAGTACCAGAACCCATCTCGATTATCCTAAGAGGTGGTCGTATTTTCTGCACTCTGTCAAACCCATCTTTAACAGATACCGTCCAAGTCAGGATTCAGTTCTGCTATCCAAAACAGCAAAGCCGTAATAGAGATGATAACAACACAAGCAACACTCTATTTGATTACTTGACAACGC